ATTTCAATGTTGACTCTTCAACGCACTCGGTCAAGACTCCGTGCTCCAATTCAACACCATAGGGTCTAGCAGATCATATTAAATGAAAATTGCTGCACCTAACCTTATACTTTATTTATAACACAGTGTAACGTGGAACGTCAACTGTGGCTAGCATGATACCATATGGAGTCATGTCAGCACCACTTAAGACGCCCTTCATGACTGCAGGACTAAACCCGCTAACCAACGCTGTACCGCGCTTGTCGAACTTGACAGGGACATTGTCCTTGCTGTTCAGGTTCCAGAATACGATGTTTGGAACTTCGTATCCTGCTTCCTTGTACTTACGCTTGATCATTTGGTGAGCAGTGTCATCAAAACTTACGCATTGATCAAACTGCATGTCCGAAAGGATCAGCAAAGTCTTTGGCATGTCGGATTCTGCGACCCCACCTTTCACTGCGATGCGTAGAATTTCTTCAAACGCGGCGTGAAGGTTTGTGTTCATGCCCCAGTCGCTAGAGTTCATTTGTGCCATCTTTTGGGATAGCGAACCCTTAACAACTTGTGCCTTTGGCTTTGCACTGAAAGTCAAGAATGTATCCTTGAATACACCTGTGTTCTTATCAGCACAGTACAGACCCAACGACAATGCTACATCGATACATTGCAAGTTGGCGTTTCCACCAACAGCACAACTCATCGAACCAGAGACGTCAACCAAAGGCATAACGCTGGCATTGCCGATATAGTTTGGCAACGATGCCCATTGAGCATCTGCTACCACACCATCACCACCATGACGCAAGGTCTTGATGACATCGTATGGGTAAACTGCACTAGAGTTTACCTTGTCTGTACCCGCAACCAAGCGAGCCTTGTATGCCGAGTAGGCAGTTGCCGCATTCTTACCGAATGCCTTGTTGTAGCGAGCCGAAGCCAGCGATGGCAACTTACCGAATTCGATACCGTCCCAATCTCCTGCACACATCTTGCTTTCAACAACATTAGTAAGGGCAACTAGGCTCTTACGATATTGCTTTGGCGACATGCCGAAGAAGTTACGGATTTCAACTGCGATTGGACCTTGACGTGGCATCCACTTTGCAGCCAAGCCATTACGTTCACGCAAAGCGTCACCGATCAAGGTATATGCCATGTGCTTGAACTTTTCAGTCTTAAACACCAGCAAGTCATCCCAGCGACCGAATTCGGATACGAAAGGCAAAACTGCTTCCAGAGTTTCTGGATGCAACTTTTCTAGATGTACAAGTACATCGCGAAAGAGTTGACGTTCACCAGCACCACCACGGACGTCACGTGACCAGAATGCAATTTTCATTGCTAGGCCAGAGTCTTCCTGGAATGCCTTTTCAAAGTCTGCGGTTACAGACTTACCACGTGATGCACCGATCTTGTAGAACAGGTCTACAAGGGCATTGCCCGAATGAGCTTTTGCCTTCATACCATTTTCGGTACGAGCTACCTCTGGGGTAGACTTAACTGCTTCAGCGAATGTAGTCATCTCTTTCTCCTTTCGTTAAAATGACAGGATCGTCTTTGTTTACTTTATGAATGTAATAAGATTGCTGTATCGATCCTAAAAACAAATATATTTTGTTTCTTTCTAAGCATTAATTATAGCGTAGTTTACGCTGGTTGTCAATGTTTTTTTCTAACTGTTTGTCCAGATTCCAATGTTTTTATCATGTTGTGATATTCGGTATCGGACAACCCCCACCACTTTTTTTGCATCTTGGTCAGATATTGTATATCTGCATGTTCAAAAATTGGATGGTTTTTTACAGTTTCGTATCCGTGCAGTTTGGTTCTGTTGATCAATTCAAATGCACCGGAATTGTTGTTGTACACATGCACTTTGGTGCTGTGACTGCCTAGTTTACCATAAATTCTATCATTGGCCAAATCCACTATAGCAGGATCGGTCAAAAATGCATACACCATTTCAGGTGTATAATTTAAAAAGAACGGAGTTCCGTAAACTTTGTATTTTTTAAAATAGGTCAATTGAGCATGGTAAATTTGATCTTCGTCATGATACCATACATTATCAACTTTCTTTAGATGCGGTGGACATTCTCCTGTGATCACAGTGCCGTCCAACTGACTAGTAAGCCACATGTTGGAAGACATCTGCCAAGCACCACACTTGATGTTTTTGGCAATTTCCAACATGTGACCTGATTCAATAAACTGCACAAGATCAAGATCAACTGTCACTGGTGTAATATCATGTGCTTTGCAATAATCAAAAGCATATTGTCTTTCTGTTTGATTGAATTGTGTACACATTATCACTGGAACAACATTCATTCCCAAGTGTCTAAACACTGATAAAACAAACTCGCTGTCCAGTCCTCCACTATAGCAAAGATACAATGTTCCTTGCCGTTGTGCCCAGATCATCTCTGCGGCTTTTACAGTTTCTTCAAAGTATGTTCCCACATGTGACACCGGAGCATCAATTTCTACATTCCAAGTTGAGCCACTGCCCGAACCACGAAGATAATTGTTGTGTACCAGTTTCATGTGTCACATGGTAGGACCATTGCCGTTCTTGAAACCAACACTGCCACCTTCTGCTTCAATACGTGCAATAACTTCTTCAAACAAAATAGGAGCAAAGTCGGTTTGTTCTACACATACGCAATGGTAACGTACATCGTTCTCATCGCTGTATAAAACTTCTCCTGTACGTGCATCAACACCACGAGCTTTACGCACACGGTTGGCATGAGTGTGACCATGAATGTTAACACCAAAACGTCCCATCGAGTCTGAGTGTAAAGGAATGTGGCTTAAGATCATTCCGTTCATAACATGGTATGCCCGTAATTCTCTAAAGTACTGCCTATACTCGTCATCGCGGAAGATGTCGTGGTTACCGCGGATCAATACCTTGTCGCCGTTTAAGCGGGCCAATGTGGGTAATGCTCTACGGTTGATAACAACGTCGCCCAAGTGATAGACCTTGTCTGTGGGTTTGACTTTGGCGTTCCACTTGGCAATCATATCCTCGTCCATTTCTTCAGGACTATCATATGGTCGTAACTTGGTAACACCGTCGTTGCGAGTAAACTTGCATACGCCCATGTGTCCAAAGTGCGTATCGCTAACTAAAAATACACTTGGCATATTAAATCCTTTCTTTTTTAACTCGCCCAATGCGAGATGTTTTATTCCAATCGTATGCTACACCGTCTGGGCATACACCGTCCTTGACAGTGTCAACTCCAAACATGCCGCATACTTCAAAGTTTGCACCTTTGATAGTGACAAACTCGTTCATATGCTTGGCAATATTCATTGCTTCGGCCAGTGTAAGCACTTTAAAAGTTTCTTCTTTACCTATTACTTTATACATCTATTCCTAACATTCTAGGTCAATATTTTGACCTTTATCTAATTCCAGACGAATATTTCTTGCTATTCGGTCTTCTACAATTCGATCAAAGTTACGTTTTTCAATAACCTTACGATAGTCATCTTCTTGCTTTTTTTGAATATTGACCTGTTCTAAATTATATTCTTTAATACGAAGTTGGTCTGTTTTTGAAATGTTCATATATCACCATCTCTTAGTCTACGCTCACGTCTTGCATGAGCAAGAGTAAACACTTTTTCGTTGTCATTGGTCCAATCTGGATCAAGCTCTATACCGTTAATAGTATGAGGCTCGCTTTCATCATAGAGCCATCCTAAAACTTTCATCATACGATGCTTGACCAGGAGGTTGGGACTACGAAAACCTTCGCAATCATCAAATCCCAGCATTACACCAAGTTCACAAACTGCTCCACTTCGACATACACCTGCTACACAATGCACGACCACATTCATTCGTTTGTCCAATGCATGTTGCAACAGTTTCACCAACTGTGCTGCCTGTTCGTGGCTGCAACGCATGGCTTCTTCTAACACTTCATCCTTTTCTTCTACATCCAAAAACTCAAACTGATGAGTCTCTTTGAACTGGTGCATAGGAGTAGGAAACTCCATGCCAGGATCTACAATTTGAATCAGCATACTGTTCTCGCCGGCATTGTGATGCCGACCTTTTGGGATATCACCCAAACTTACATTTTCAATCCACGGCATCTGTTTTTCCTTAATATATTACGGTTACAATTGAACAAAAGGTTTGTCAATTCCTAAATTTTTTATTTCTTCGTGTGTCAACGGACTAGTAAATCTTATACCACACAGAGTTCTATTTGCATTTGGAATAATACCCCTATGCAAAATTGTGGTGTTTACCAGCATGGGCCTAGTAACTTCCACTCGAGCAATTTCTTCAACTTCGGTCATAGGAAGCCACGCAAACTGTTGTCCTATATTTAAATTTATACCCGTTGAAGAAAAATCATTTAACTTTTTATGTTTGGTAGAATACCAAGCAGTGTAGGATTCTTCGCAATCATATAACGGTATGTTCAAAGATGTTTGACAGTATGCAGGATCATATGAATCAATATGTACAGAATCAGAAGTTGTGGCATTGCCTGAATACAAAAATCTTTCAAACTTGTGTGCAACTCCTGCATTGGACAGATACTGCATCACATGTGGGCAAAGGGGTCTTGCATCCTCTTCTAAAATATTTACATAATAGTTGTTTTTTCTCCATTGTTTCACATTGGAATTTTTTAAATTTATCAACTCGGCAGTGATATTTTCCAAATTAGGAATAGCAAGAAAACTGTAAAACCAGTCTGTGTGCAATGGATTGTAAAATAATTCTCTCATGTTAGCAAGCATACCAAATTTCTTTGAACCCTTCTTCCAGGGTTGGTTCTTCCCAAGATCCGATCATGCTGTAGATAACATGATCTGGAATTTCTTTGCCAGGCCGGCTCATCAATCGACGCATGAGTTCCGTATGCTCCGGTGTTTTGAACACCACAGCAATGGCATAATAGTCTGGCAACATATTAAACTTGCGAGCGCGACTTTTAACGGTGGTACTAGTTTGATCCCAAATAATATCCTTGCCTGCTTCACGTGCTTCTACAACTTCTTCAGCCATTAAGCCAATGGCCATGGGCATGTATTCCACAAACACTTCGCTATAAGTCTTGCCTTGTTCCTTGGCGTATGCTTCAACATGAATATCTGTAGACACGTAAGCACAATCCTTTGACCAATCTTGGTCGGAAACCCAAGTGCTTTTGCCAGATCCTGGCACTCCTACGAGAATGTATAATTTTGACATTTTAATATTATAACAGAAATTAGTCAACAAGTCAATGAAAACCCGGCCGTAGAACTATGTTACCAGAGGGCCAGGTCCAATATTGATCCAATGCGTATTGTGCTACATTAAATACGTGATGAACAAACTACTAATGTGTCTTCACCCCGATGGCAGAAATTTTACCGAATTTCTATCCAAAAGGCACATGCCTGTGTATCCATATTTTTCGTTAGTTAGCAGGCTCAATTATAAACCAGATGCATTTGATCACAAGTTATTGTGCAAGACATTATCCGAAATAATGCAGTTGCCCAAACACAATGATTCATTTGCTCAGTGCGCCGACAGACGAGCAATTGAATTGTTAAATGTTCCCGGCAATATTTATGTTCTGTGGTCCGGAGGCATTGACAGTACTGTGGTATTGACTGCTATCCTGCGCAACTGGCCTTCTGAAGATTTGAAACGAATTACAGTGTTATGCAATAAAGACAGCATAAATGAAAACAGAAACTTCTTTACAACAGTTGCAAAAAATTTCAAAATAGCCACCAGTTCAGCTGACTTTGAACAGTATTGTAAACTGGGTCATGTGATCACTGGCGAATTGGGAGATCAGTTGTTTGGACATGACTTGGTTGGAAAATGCGAAGAAGTGGCAGGCGAAGGTGCAATTCAGGCCGACTGGAAAGTTATGGCACCAAAAGTTCTCAAATCTCTTTTTGGAGATCAAGGAATTAATTTTTACGAAACATATCGACCAATTGCAACAGAAGCACCATTTGAGTTGAAATCTGCACATGAATTTTTTTGGTTTTTAAATTTTACACAAAAATGGCAACATGTACAATTACGATCACTTATGTCAAACACATGGACTGATCCTAAAAAATATTTTAAAAAAGTACTGCACTTTTTTGACACTGAGTATTTTCAAATCTGGAGCATACACAATCAAGGTGCAAAAATAAAAACAACCTGGCACAGTTACAAATATTCAGCAAAAGAATACGTAGTCGACTATACAAAAGACGAAAGTTTCCACAACAAACTCAAATTGCCCAGCATGACCAACTTATATGTGTGTTCGACATTCTACTGGTCAATAGACGAAGATTGGAATTACTTGAACAAGGAAGAAACTATGATGAGATTATTAAAGGATTAAAAATGCCAACAGCAGACCGTCAATTGATTTACACAGATATACAAACAGGCAGAGTGGCCAGAATTAGAGATTACGATTCATTGGTTACTCCTGCAGAACTTGAGGAGTTTGGCTGGCAATTGATTATGACCAACAAAATTCCTCGAGAAACATTTGAAAATACAACAGATTGGGAAATATCCCAACGAGGATGGTTCTTTACCAAGGCGCCTACTGAACTGACTGCAGAACATAAAACCAGAATAGAGTTATCTAGCAAACGTGCTTCATGCATGGAACAGGCATCCAAAATAGTTAATTTTATGCGATTCCGAAGAACAAAACATGTTTATGCACATCCTCAGGTTGTGACATTGTACAATAAAGAAATAGACCTGTACAAATCAACTCAAGCTGTTGGACCGCTGCTGATGAGCCTAGTAGATGATATCAACGACTTGCCAGTTGCCTTGGCCGAATTTGAAATAACAAATTCTCAATACAACGATTTTCTAATCTCATCTGAGATAATGAGAAACAAATGGAATAGACAGATTAAAAACGCATCGGATCCTGAATCGGTATTGGCCAGTATCAAACAATCAATTGGTATGTGATAGTTATTTTTGTGTCAGGAAACTATCAAACCCCGTGAGAGCAGCCCATCCTGTTTTCGCTTCAGCGGAGCCGGAATATGGATACAGGTCCGGCCTAAATTCTTTGCCACACTATTTATCCTATTATACACCGTGTGCCATGGTGAAGTTTTTGGTGGAGGATAACAGAATCGAACTGTTACGAAGACCTTGCAAAGGTCCCAGGCTACCATTACATCAATCCCCCAAACTAACTTGCTACAATTTTTGGAATATATGGAACTGCTCTAGGACCGCCATACAGTTGTTCAAAAAGACGTTTAGCCTCTTGCGGTGTATCCGCATAGATTCGTTTCTTTTCTTCACCACTGGACGTTCTTACAGTTGTTTCATACATTGGATTATTGTATCTTCAAATGGTCGGAGTACAAGGATTCGTACCTTGGACCCCCTGGTCCCAAACCAGGTGCGCTACCAGACTGCGCCACACTCCGAAACTATATCTATTATAACTCCTACATATTTATTGTCAACTGTTTTTGATCATGTTAAATATCATTATGCCTAATTTAGAAAAATTTATAAAACATGTAGAACAACAATGCAATCTACTATACCAACAACAACATGGAATCAACGAAATTGACCATATTACAAAATTGCTAACGTTGGTAGGAGCAAGTGAATTTATTGAATATGGTACATGGGCAGGTCTTGTTCCAAAAATGATTCTTGAAAAAAATCCTCAGTTGACAACGTTTATTGGTATTGATGCTGTTCCTCTTTATCTTGAACTGAGTAAAAAATTTGTTACAGACACTAGGTACACAACTATTCCTGCATTAATCTATAATGATCTAACAATTCCGTACTTGGAAACATTTTACGTGGGATTTGACAATAGTATCGATACCAGTAGTATTTTTACCAATAGAACAGAAAGAAAACACACACAGGTTATTGCTGTTCCTACAGCTCAACCGTATCATGCTAGAAATTTTCTTACCAAGAGATTTCCAAAATTATTAAATGATGCATCATATGTTATGATGGATTTAGATGGAATTGACTTAACTTTGATTGATTGTTATTTAGACCAAATGCTTCTTACAGGAATACGTCCTAAAGTTTTACAATTTGAAATTTGGGAATCTTGTTTTCAATACTGGCCGGATGTAAAGGAAAAATTATTACTGTGCGGATACACGGTGTCAAACGACCTCATTGATACTAATAAAGGCCTTGCAACTATTGCTGTTGCAAATAAACATTGGTGGTCTTATCAAACTTCTAAGAAGGATACAACACCAATAACTCATGTCTGGAAACACAGCTGGTAAAAATGTTAGGTGTGCTACTACGCTAAAAGGGGCATAGGCCTTACCATTTCCGGGGTACCTTAGCACTTCCATGATTACATCAAGGCCCTACTCTTTAAAGGATGGCTGCTTCGAAGCCCACCTTCCTAACTTTAACTTGGTACCTGGTGTCAGACTCGAACTGACATCGTTCTCCGTGTAAAGGAGATGCATAACCTCTCTGCGCAACCAGGCAAAAATATGGAGCGGAATATCAGAATCGAACTGATGACCGAAGATTGGAAATCTGCTGTTTTACCATTAAACTAATCCCGCCTAACATTATTTATTATAACACAAAACTCACAAAAATAAATACCTTTATGAAAGTAAATATTGAGCACAATCCCTACATCGAACATTCCAATCAAGAACTAGATTGGCTTCCTATGGATACTAGGGATAGATACCAACTGAATCTAAAAAATAGATATCATGATTTAGAAAAATATGGTTGGATAAATTCCAACTTTACTTACAAATTTAACAGTCGCGGATTTCGTTGTGAAGAATTTTCTAACGAACCGTCGATAGTTTTTTTAGGATGCAGTATAACTATTGGAATAGGATTACCTGCACAGCACACATGGCCTTCGTTGGTTGCAAACAATTTGAATCTCAAATGTTACAATTTAGGAATAGGTGGATGTTCAAATGACACAGCGTTTCGACTTGCTTATTTTTGGTTAGAAAAGATAAAACCCAAATTTGTTGTTTTTTGTCAAACATTTTCTGCAAGGATGGAAATATTTTCCACCAACGGAATAATTGGAACTCCTGCAGAAACTGTCAAAGACTTTTATCTCACACACTGGACTGGCAACACACATAATTTACATTTGTTGCAAACAAAAAACTGTCTAGCAATTAATAAACTAAGTGACACTGTTGGCGCAAAATTTATCAAAGTCGATGTCAATCAGTTTCAATACAAGGATTATGCTAGGGATCTAGCCCATCCGGGTATTCAATCCAACATCGACTTTTCTAAAATTGTAATGTCTGAGATTTAAACTATCTTATTAAAACATACTCCCAACAAGTGTCTTACGCTTGTTGTACCGTGTGCTAGGCACATTCTCTTGCGGACTCCCCCGGGTGTGGGCAACATAGACGAAGAGTATATTTTAATAAAGTTACCTTATTGAAACACACTGTTGCGGCCGCAGGATACCGAGTGATGTAGTGAGTCGGAATCAAACCTTCCCAATCTACACAGTGCTCTCCACAATGCGTTTCAATAAAGTGTCTAGCCACTCACACCACATGAGCCCCAGACTGAGCAGTTACTCTGTCCATAACATTTTCTTCTTCTGGAAAGGCTGTTAATCCTCACCCTAGGCAGTTTCCAGTATCCCTTAAATAGGGACTGTGAGGTCAGGTCCTAGTGTACCCCCTGTTCTATCGTTTCAGGGACGCTATTTCGTTACGTAGAAATAGTAAGACGGGTTTTTGGATGCGGGTGACAGATTCGAACTGCCGATGCACCTGGCTTATGAGACCGGTGTGGTGACCACCCTACCCGCGTAAATCTTTTGTAATTTTGTTCACATAATCAAATGCCGCTTGCACAGTATTGATTTTTTCTGCATCGTCATCTGGAATTTCAATTCCAAATTCATCTTCAAATTTCATTGTCAGTTCAACTGTGTCAAGTGAATCTGCTCCAAGATCTTTTACAAACGACTTTTCATTTGTAACCTCAGCTTCGTCAACTCCTAGTTGTTCTGCAATTATTTTTTTTATTCTAAGTTCATTACTCATATATTTCCTATCTGGTGCCCCGCGACAGAATCGAACTGCCAATCCCTGATTACAAAACAGGTGTTATGCCACTTAACTAGCAGGGCTTTATCTTATTTACTTATCGTTGTCGCTGGGGTTTGATTGAAGATATTCTGCCAACTTTTGTTGGAACGCATCTTCAGTTAGTCCATGCCAACCAATGCACTTGCCGGTTGGGCTACGGCCACAACCACATTGGCCAATTTTGCTTTCATCTTGTTGAACTCGTACTTGCATAGAATCTTTTATTGTTTGTCAGTGTTATTGTTTTGAACTGGTGTAGTTTTGCCCAGCAACTCAAACGCTTCGTCTTCTGCTTTGGCATCTTCAATTTCTCTCGGATCCGGTTTACGAAAGATAGCATCATAATTGTTGCCAAACTGTTTTTGGCTAACACTGTACGGACGTGGTCTTGAACCTTTGCTCATCTCACTTTCCTTAATATTTCTCGGCCAATATGGCCTTCTTCAATCTCTCTAAGAGCTGTAACTGTGATTCCATCAGCAGTTGAACTATCAACCAACTTGCGATGACCGCGTTTGAGTTCTCTCACACGAATAGAAGCAGCCAACACAAGATCGAATCTATTTCCTATGTTTTCAACACACTGGTCAGTATCGACACGATGTCTTTCAGTTTTCATTCTGTTCTTTCTATAAAATTAAATGGTGCCCCGGGGGAGACTCGAACTCCCACATATTTCTACGCTGGAACCTAAATCCAGTGCGTCTACCAATTCCGCCACCAGGGCATAAAACTATTGTAACAGGATATTTATAACCTGTCAACTGTGTTCAAAAAATCTTTTATTGTTATAACTTTTTAAAAACAGGTACTAACCATTTGGCAATATCAAACTCGTACCATGCATGGCTATCGTGATATCTAGATGGATGTGCATGATGATTGTTGTGCAGAGCACCAGAGCCCTGCCATGTTATCCAACTGAACCATGCAATATTTCTGCTGTTGTCTTTTGTATCAAAACGTCTGGTGCCTGTTAAATGTCCTAGGCTATTGGTCAGACCTGTTAGAACATGTCCAACGCTGGATCCCAATGCAACAAACAAAGGCAATTTCCAATCTATCAACAAAAACACAAACATGCCTGCCCACCAAATTCCGACAGAATTTTTCTCTAAAAATCTATAATATGAATTGCTCCATAATTTTTTACCCAACAATACTGACATTTTGGGTGGATGTTTTTCCAATTGCCATCCAAAAAATGCATACCAAAAACCTTTGGTAACAGGACTATGGGGATCGTTTTGTTTGTCAGCACTGCCGTGATGTGATAGATGCAATATTCTCCAGGAAATAGGAGAACCAAATGCACCCAACATAGGCAACACTGCTCCTGTATAGGACACATAATTTTTACATTCAAATGAGTTGTGTGAAAAATATCTGTGTAAAAAAATACCTTCGCCTATGACATAAAACAATAACCAAGCGGCAAAGCTGGCCATTAACCAACTGAATTCATAATCTTGAATCAAAACAAAAACAGCAATCAGTGCAAAGATATACTGTGCCAGTACTGTTTTTGTTACATAGGATCTAGGTGATAACATACTCATATAGAATATTTAGTGCCAGTCAACATTGCATTAGTTAATAACACTCACTGTCTATGACGACGAGCGAATTTCTGAGTGGAGTTCGATTCTCCTCATAAGCCATTGCTGTAGTTTTGTCAGAGGAGTAAGATGGCCCTATTCCTCATGAGTCTGTGCGTCCACAAACGATACCCACTGAATGCCATTAACTAATGGTGCTCCGAGCCGGACTCGAACCGCTTGAAACAAAATGGTGCGACTGACCGGACTCGAACCGGTACGAGAAACTCGAGGGATTTTAAGTCCCTTGCGGCTACCAATTACGCCACAGTCGCATTATCTTTATTATACTTTCTTTTGATTGCTTCCGCAATCTTTTTCTTGTGTTCTTCGCTTAGTACTTTACCCTTACCTGCTTTGCCGCCAGCGGCTTTATCACCTCTACTTTGCATCTTACAGGCTTCTTCGTAACCGTACTTTTCAACAGTTCTTTCCCAAGGAGTTTTCCACCCCCCAGGTTGTTCTGCTCGATCAATTGCTAAGTTATCTTTATCCGTTCCCCAATAAAGGTGTTTAGGATTGGAACACTTTGCGTTGTGGCAAGCATGACATAACAAAATTCTACCTGACGGTATTGTTGTGTCCAGATACTGTGCCAATACACCTTTGTGGTTAGTGGAGTTACCTCCACGCTCACAACATGCATCATCTAACTGTAAGTGGCTACGTCTTTCTTCTCTACTACGATTAATGAACTCGGTAATGTCTATCATAATGATCTCCTATATGTTTATTTATACTAAACACAAACAAATAGGACATTAATGTGTCTACCTATTTCACCATCGGAGCATAAACACACGCAATCACACCTGTAACGTTTCTCGACGGAGGTGTCACGGCCAAACTATTCAAATTACATTTGAATCAAGTGTGTTGCATGTATCGATATATTCTGGCGTCCCTACGGGGATTCGAACCCCGGTACTCACCGTGAAAGGGTGATGTCCTAGGCCTCTAGACGATAGGGACAAAATTTACAATTGAATTTTTAATGAACAAATTGACTACCGGTCCTATGCTCGTGGATTATAGTCGTTACCACGTATTCTCAAGGATAGCAGAGGTGTCGTCTTTACAGCGTACAACATTTCTGTGTGTTAATTTCTTAACATGTGTATATTGTAGCAGACTTCTGGTAAAGTGTCAACCACATTTGTTTGTTGCAAACACACAACATCTTAAATATCTTGTATGCATATCGAAACTCAATTAGACAAAAAATACGGAATACTGCTCAGCGGCGGCCTAGATAGTGCTATTCTTTTGTATCTGCTGATAAAACAGAATCCCAAAATACAAATACAACCATTCACTATAGACAAGGTAGATGGAGCAGCTCTTTATGCAGATCCTGTTGTGGAACACTTTAATAAAAAGTTTGGATTGGCTATTCCAAAAACTATACTTGTCGGAAATAAAACTGTGCATCATAGAATGCAAAGTACTACAGCAGTGGTTGATATTTTTTCCAACTACACAGTAGATTACCTTTTTATAGGCATCAATAAAAATCCACCCGAACTTGATCAGTTGCCTGCTGCACCAAGAAGAGACACAAGGTCTCCTCACAGAAAGATTATATTTCCTTTTGTTGATTTATACAAAGATCAAATTTTACAATTTATGTTTGACAATGATCAAGCAGATTTGGTTGATATTACCCACACCTGTACAGAACAACAACAAGGACGTTGCGGAATGTGTTGGCAATGCACCGAACGACAATGGGCATTTAACAAATTGAACAAAATTGATACAGGAATCATGTGATGGCAGTACCACCGGGAATCAGCGGACGAGCCGCACACTATGCAGGTGCTATAAGTCCTGCAAATCTGGCCAACGAAG